GAGCGCAACCGATCGTCACTGAGGCCGGGCATGTGATGATCCACAACGGCAACGTCACCAACTGGCGGGATCTCGCCGACGACGCCCCGACGGACAGCTACGCGCTCGCTTCGCTGTACGACGAGATCCGCGCAACCGGCATCGACCCGGTGGAAGCGCTGGAAGCCACCCTGACGGCCTCAGATCAGGTCGCCTATGCGGTGATCCTGCTGGACGCTGACGGGACGCTCCTGGCGGCACACAGCGGCCTGCCGCTGCACCTGTGGGAAGACCGGACGGGCACCTACCTGTCCTCGGGCAAACTGCCGGGCGGGACACCCCTGCCCGAGAACGAATCAATCTACCTCGGCAACACACGAAGGAGGCCATGATGGCCGCAACACCGAAGAAGGGCGCAATGGTCGCGGGCGCCAAGTCCGCCCGCTCCATCCTGCCCGCCGTGCAACTGGATCAGGACGTGTACTCGCTCGCCCTGGAGCGGATGCACAAGATCTTTGACCAGTTCGACCACGTGCTTGTGTCATTCAGTGGCGGCAAGGACTCGACCGCCGTGCTGAACATCGCACTCGAGGTCGCCCGGTCAGATCCCCGCCACGCCCGGCACCTGCCGCTGCGGGTGGTCTTCTACGACGAAGAGGGCATCGCCACGCAGACGGAAGAGTACGTGCGCCGCGTCTCGCAGATCCCGGACGTCGCCCTGGAGTGGTACTGCCTGCCGGTGAAGCACCGCAACGCAGCCTCGCGCCGGTCGCCGTACTGGTGGCCGTGGGCACCGGAGGACCGCGACAAGTGGTGCCGCCCGCTGCCCCCAGAAGCTCTGACAACACTGCCCGGCTTCAACCACCTTGTACCCGAGGAACGTCTCAGCATCCCGGACACGAACGGCCTGCTGGCACCGCCCTGGCGCGGGAACACCGCACTCGTCATGGGGATCAGGGCACAGGAGTCCATGACGCGCCGCAGGGCGGTCCGCCGACGCAAGGGTGATAACTACATCATCCCCTTCAACGAAGGCTCGTCACAGGGCAACGTGTGGAAGGCGTACCCAATCTACGACTGGAGTACCGAGGACGTCTGGACGGCGCCGAAGCTCATGGACTGGGACTACAACCACTGCTACGACCACATGGAAATGATGGGCATTCCCCACCACTCCCAGCGCTGCTCCCCGCCGTTCGGTGAAGAGCCGCTGGGCGGGCTGCACATGTGGGCCGAGTGCTTCCCGGACGTGTGGGACAAGATGGTGGAGCGCGTGCCCGGCGTCGGTGCTGCGCTGCGCTACGCGAGGACCGAACTGTGGGCCTACGGTGGCCTGCCCGAGAAGCCTCACGGCATGCCCTGGATCGACTTCATCCTGAACTACATCAAGAAGTTCGATCCGGCCGTGCAACCGATGATCGCTAAGCGGATTACCGACAGCATCACGGTCCACTCGCGGAAGACGACATTGCCGATTACCGTCACCACAAGGCACCCAGTCAGCGGAGTTTCGTGGAACTACCTGCTGAAAATCGCCATGCGAGGTGACTTCAAGCAGCGCAACCCGCCAGTGATGGGATTGCGGATTGACGAACAGGGCCGCACTGTCGCCTCGCAGTGGCACAAGTACGTCAAGGAGATCCGCGACTTGCTGGAGTCCGGCGAGTTCGCGGACCTCACCTACCCCGGGCGCCTGCCCGCAGATCTCGACAGCATCATCCCCGACTACGCAAAGGACCTCACGAAATGACCACCGAAAACCAGCCGATCAGCACCGTCCAGTGGGTTGACCGCGAGAAGCTGTCCGCCAACGACTGGAACCCGAACCACCAAGCACCACCGGAACACCGTCTGCTGGCGACGTCGATCACCGAGAACGGCTGGACGCAGCCCATCGTGGTCCGCGAGCATGACGGCGGCGCCCGCCTGGAGATCGTGGACGGCTATCACCGCTGGCTCGCCTCGGGCACGAAGGACGTCCACGCGATGACCGATGGCAAGGTGCCTGTGGTGATCCTGCCCGAGACGGACGACAACAATGCGAAGATGGCCACGATCCGCCACAACCGGGCACGCGGCACCCACGCTGTCGTTCCGATGGCCGACATTGTGGTGAGCCTGCTGGAGTCAGGTATGCCGCCCGAAGAGATCCAGCGCCGCCTGGGGATGGACGACGAGGAAGTGGATCGCCTCGCGGACAGGGGCATCATGGTCAAGCGCGGCGCCAAGGCAGGCTTCACGACAGGCTGGACGGTCTGATGATCGGCAACATGGTCAGCCCTCAGTGCATGGCCGGGCAGCACCTCACCTGCCCGGCGAAGGCCTGCCCGTGCCCGTGTCACCGGCCCAAAGTGGTAGCCAAGTGATCTCCCCCGACTCAGGGCTGGAGGTGCAATGGGTGGATCTCGGCCAGATCCGGTTCGACAATCAGGAGATCTCCCAGAAGCAGGTCGACTACTACACCGGCATGCTGCGCGGCCACGACTGGCACCTGTCGCCGCCTGTCCTGAACGCCGATTACACGGTGCGCGACGGACGTCACCGCCTACTGGCGCACATCGCGGCCGGCCGAACCGCTGCCCGCTGCATCATCGTCACCACGAAGGAGAGCAACCCATCATGAAGCTGCCCGACGAGATCCACCTTGACGAGAACAGCGGCACCATGTTCTTCGACGGAGAACCGCTGCCCTGGTACATCGGCGAAGAGATGACCCTGAAACCGGCCACATCATCGGCCCTGGCTGAGATCACCGTGTCGTTCCCCGCCAAGGCGCTCAGGATCACCCCGAAGCACCGAGGCCCGCAGGTGGACCACTGCACACGCAACGGCCCGCATTATGGTCCGTGCATCCCACCCACCGAATAACACCCCCGGCATGATGGCCTGCTGCCCCGTAGGCGGGCCATCATGCCCCCCCTGGGGAAATACCCCACCCATCATGCCCGCCCTCCCACACGCCCCACAGGAGACCCCGTGCCACGCTCTGCCCCGACCCGCTGCACCGAGCCTGGGTGCGGTGACTTCGCTACCCACCGTCACCGCTGCGATAACCACCAGCGAGAACCGTGGTCATACGAGAGCAAGCGCAACCAACTGATCGACAAGGGACGCTGGCACCGTGTCCGTCACGTGCACCTCGGCCTCGAACCTGAGTGCGTGCAGTGCGGATCGACAGACCAACTGGAAGTCGACCACATCATTGAGGTCGCTGATGGTGGATCACTGTACGACCACGCCAACCTCCAGACGCTCTGCCACCAACACCACGAAGAGAAGAGTAAGGGCATGGGTCGCCACAGACGCACCCACGAATAACCACCCGACCGCCCCACCCACAAGCACACAAACACCAACCTGTCAAGGGTAGGGGCGTCAAGATCCAACGCAACAAGGCCCGCAAGCCCGGTCGACGTAAAAAAACGGCAAATATCCCAAAATTGAGATCCCCCCTTGCATGATCGGCCCCGAGTAGACTGACCGAACATCGCTAAAGCACGAAGGACGTCCCATCATGGCCACGACAGCAGCACGAGGAAGGCCCGCTAAGCCCCGAGGACTGAAGCTCCTTGAAGGCGGGGAGAACAAGCTCGGAGAACCCATTGACAGCAAGGGCCGCAAGATCAAGCCTGACGTCGGCTTCACCCGAGGACTGCCCGAGAAGCCTGCCGACCTGTCCGAAGATGCCGAGTACCTGTGGGACAAGATCATCGAGCAACTGGAGTCCGTCGGCGTCCTGAAGCCACTGGACGCTGCCAGCTTGGAGATGGCGTGCGAGACGTATTCCCGCTGGCGGTACGCGGTGAAGCAGCGGCGCATGTACGGCGCCCTGGGGAAGAACAGCCAAGGCGTCGTCACTGCCCCCTGGGTGGGGATCGAGGAACGCGCGTCTAAGGAGTTCCGTTCGTGGTGTGCCGAGTTCGGGCTGACCCCCGCCTCGGAGAAGAACCTCACGTCGGAAGAAGGCTCGACGGCGCCCGATGCCTACAACCCGTTCTAAGACCGCCAAAGCGAAGACCCCTGTCGCCGATGGCCAGTCGTTCGGGATGCCGTCACCGGGGCGGCTGCGGCACCTGAAGATCTCCCCCGAGGTCGCTTGGTACATGGTCGCTCGCGGCTACGAGTTCCCCAAGCACCCGCCACTGGTGAAGACCCCGGAGCCGAGAACCATCAAGGGCGCCGTCTTCGACCCCGAGCGCGTGGACAAGGTAATCGCCGCGTTCCGCAACCTGCGGCACACGCAGGGCGAGTTGGCCGGCCAACCTCTGACCCCGGACCCGTGGCAGGTCGCGTGGATCATCGCGCCGATCTTCGGCTGGGTGCGGAAGAACGACAGGGGCGTGTACACGCGCATTGTCCGCAACGTCTACATCGACGTGCCCCGCAAGAACGGCAAGTCGACCATGTGCGGCGGCTTCGCTATCTACCTGACGGCGGCTGACGGCGAAGCAGGCGCCCAAGTCCTCGCGGCGGCGACGACGATGAAACAGGCCGCGTTCGTCTTCAACCCGATCAAGTCCCTGGCTCAGAAGTCCCCCGCGCTGAAAGGCCGTGTCCGGGCGGTCCACAACAAGATCATCCACCAGCGCTCGGATAGCGCCTTCGAAGTCGTGTCCAACGTCGCCGATGCCCTCCACGGCGCCAACGTCCACGGCGCCATCATTGACGAGTTGCACCTCCACAAGAAGGGCGACTTGGTGGAGGCCATCGAGACGGGCACCGGCTCCCGCTCGCAACCCCTGGTCATCAAGATCACCACCGCCGACGAGGGCAAACCGGCCACCGTGTACGCGCAGAACCGCCACTACGTCGAGCAACTGGCCAAGGGGCTCTTCAAGGACGAGACGCGCTACGGCGTGGTCTTCGGTGTCCCCCGCACGGCTGATCCG